GCTCGGCGAATCTCCTCATTCCCTCCGCCGTAATTACTAAGCGCCTGTCGGTATGTCTGATTACCTATAATAGCCGATCCATGTACCAGCACCACGGTATATCGAGATACGAAACTCACGGGGGCAGTTACGTCATTAAAAGTGACCGTGATGCCGTTACCTAGCACGATATACCGACCCTTGTTTACTGCGGTAACCGTCTGCGTTGCCGTGAGAATTATATCGCTATCCGACGAGATAAGTCCACCAGCGGTAACACCGTCACCTAAACGGAATTGAGCCTGAGTTGGAGCCGTCAGCGAATCAACCGCCGTAAACTGCTCGCCCAGACTTGGTACGGTAGTGGTATCCGAAAACAGGATCATGCGCCCGATGATCGGACCCACGAGATCGCCGTTGGCGTCGAGCGTTGCCACACCCAAGGGAACTCCTTTTTGTGCAAGAGGAATCAAAAGCGCCTCAGCAGCCTGCGCCCGAGCAATTTCGTCAGTGAGTGCCGAGGTGCTTTCGCCAGGAGCGGGCTCATCGCCGGCTATATAATCGTTTTCGCAACGCACCGGAACGGTCTCAGCCGTCCAGCCGGTGGAGTGCGTCAGCTCAGCCACCAACATCACGTAGGCGGGCTCGGTGGGTGGCAGGCCGACACCTGCAAACAAGGTGGAAACCTCGTTCGTGTTGAGCGACAGCGTGCCGACATAGCTCGATGCGCTGACAGTCAACGTGGCCGTGGCAACGATAGCCCCCGAGTGCTTTCCTTGCTGCTTGAGCCCAAGCGTCATGGTGCCACCCGGGAATGGCTCAGCCACCCCGTCGAGATAAACGGTTACTGAGACCGCCACCGCGTCGCGGCGTTTTACCAGTGCGTTGGTCAGGTGGTAGCCGCTGGCATCGCTGCTGATGAGCCGGGCCGAGCGCTTGTCGAATTTGAGCGTGAGCATGGGAGTTTAGGCGACCCAACCGCCTACGCGGTTTTGCTGGATGAGATAGCCGAGGCCGTAGGGCAGCTCGTTTATGGCGTTGCCGATGTTCAGCGGCAGTCGTTCCTCGTGCCAGAGAGCGGCGAGTAGCAGCACGGCCTGCTTCATGCCGTCGGGGCAGGCGCCAACCGCATGCCCGGCCACGTAGTCAACCGTCAGCGCATCGGGGCGGTCGTAGAGGGAGAGCGCTGCAAGGCTCGAAGTGATGAAGGCCGCCCCCGGCTGCATGTCGCTCATCTCAACCAGGAGCGCGGCGATGGATGGCGCGTCGGTGAGCACCACGCGGGCGGATCCGTCGGCGGGGTAGTAGCGTAGGGCGGTGATTGCCGTCACGGGGCCGCGGGCAAAGTGCAGCATGGCGTCGGCCTGCACCTCGGCAGCGGTGAATAGTTCTCGGTAGGTGGCGGGGGCCATGCCGCGCCCGGTCGCGCCCTCGACGTAATCGCGGGCGGTGGTGATCAGTGCCGCCAACTGGGTGAGCGAGGCCGCATCCTGTTCCGACGGCAGCCGCAGATGCGCGATCAACTGCGCCGTGGTGATCGGTGAGTTAATCGCTGGCGTGGCGGTGATGGTGGAGAGGTGCGACATTTTTTAGGCGCGCTTGCGGGACGGGCTGGCGGTGGCGGTCTCGATCACGGGGCGGGCCTTAGCGGTCTCGATGGCGGCAGCGGTGGGCGCAAAGCGGGCGAGTCCCTGGGCAACGAGAGAGCGGGCAGTGACCTCGCTGGTTTCGTGGGCGACACCGGCAGGGCAATGGATTCCGCCGATCAGGATGTCGGAGTTAGGTGTGATTTTCATGGGCTTAGAGATGGGCTTAAAAGAGCCGCCCGCCCCCATGGGCGAGAAGCTCGATGAGCCAACCGCTCAGGCTTAGGCGCCGAGAGCGTCGAGCATCGCGGCAAACGACTTCGGGCGAACCACGCCGCCGTCGTAGTAGCTGGAGGCAACCAGCGTATACAGACCGCCGATAGCATTGGTCTTGTCGCGGACCATCTCCAGGCTGACGCCGCCCCAGTAACCAATGAAGTAATCGTTAAAGTCACCGAAGATGATGGCCGAGCAGGTGGAGCCCGAGGAGCCCTTGACCAGCGTGCGGCTCACGGCGTTGGTGAACAGCGGCTGGTAGCCGTTGATCAGGCCGGAATCGCCGAGGATGTAGCTGGCATCAGTGCCGGACGGATTGCGCAGGGTCTGCTTGAGCTTACCGCGGATCTGGCCGTTCGAGACGTAGCGCAGGTTACCGAGAAGAGCGTTCTGGGTATCGACAGCGGTTTCGAGTGCGATGATGTGCGCATTGGTCGGGGCGAGACCGTTGGTGCCGCCAGCAACCGAGCCGATTCCAGCGGTGGCAACGATGCCCGTGGCCTCACTGGTGCCGGTGCCGTGGAAGAATGCGGCCTCTTGAATGGCGAGCATCTGGTTGGTCAGGTGCGAGCGAAGGAGCGTCTCGATGGCGCTGGAGGACTGCTTGAGGAGCAGCTCGCTGATGTCGATGTAGGCGGGGAGGCGCTTGGGCGACAGGGAGAGCATCGCCGTGGTGGGCGAGACTTCATCAGCGGCAGCGTTCTCGGTCTTCTTGGCGGGGTTGGTGCCAGCGATGAGGCGGGGCAAGTCGAGATTGCCGGTGAGTCCTTCGAGCACGGTGGCACCAGCTTGGCGCATCACGGAGGCGTTGAAGAAGTCATCCAACAGGCCGCGCTTTTCAGTGGCGATGGTGTTGCCACCTTCGCCGGCGGTGCCAGCGGTCATGTCGCGGCGTTCGACGCCTTGCGAACCACGGCGAACCAAGATGCGGGGCAGCATGATGCCGCCGGTCTCCAAGCCAGCAGCGCGCGCCTCGCGCTCGCCTTCTTGGATCATTTCAGCCTCGACGCCATCGATGGGCTGCACAGCGGCACCCTTGGCGCTGCGGTGCATGTGGCGAAGGAGCTTGCCCATGTCGAAGCCAGCGACGTTGCGCTCTTCGCCCTGGGAGAGCTGGGTTGCCTTCTGACCAGCAAGTTCGAGTTGGCGGGCCTCAAGCATGATAGCTGAGTCAAGGCCCTCAATTTCGGTGTGGATGGCGGCGACCTTGGATCGGTCTTCGGCTTTGGACGTGTCGAGGGCGGAGGAATCAGCGAGGAGCTTGCGGCGCTGTTCGTGGTATTGCTTAATCTTATTACTCATTGTAGGTGTTATGTTTAATGGGTTTGCGCGCAGGACTTACTTGATCTGAAGCCCGAGTCGGGCGGCCTGCGCGCCCGTGATCGGAAATTGTTTGTCGGCGGGTGCCGTAGGTGCGGGGGCCGATGCCGCGCTGCGGTGCTCGGTGAGCGAGCGGAGCGCGGCGGAGGCGTCGGGATAGGCGGGGTAAGTAACCGGAGAAACGTCGTAGAGACGGGAGACCTTGGTGATCGTGCGGCGGGCCGTAGTGACCCCGTCGCGGGTCGACTCTTCCCACTTCTGCCCCTCCTTGCTCACCGTGAAACCGAATGAGGATTGGTCGACGTCGCCGCGTTCCAGGGAAACCATTAGGTCGCGCCCGGCCTGCGTGTCCGGTGCCTCGAACTCATACCAAAGCCCGCGCGCGTCGGTGCCGATCTTGAGGGTGCCGACGCCAGCCTTGGAGCGGGCAAGGATCAGGTTCGCATCGTGGTTAAACAGCGCCCGCACATCGTCCTTGAGAACGCCATCGAAGGCGCCGGCTTGGATCTGCTCAATCATGCGGTACTGCTCAGCGCCTAAGTTCTCCGAGTCGGAGGCGTACACGGCGGCATAACCACGCACGAGACGCTTGGCTTCAGCACCTGCGCCCTCAGTGCGCAGTTCGACGGCACCCGTGGTGAAGCGGCGCTCGATGGTGGGGGCGGAAAATTGGGCGGGAGTGGTGCTCATGGGGCGGCGGGAGTGGGTTGGGGGTCGGCTGCGGGTTCGGAGGCTGGCGAGGGGAAGCCCGAAGAGGAGGAGTTGAGCGGGGCGCGGTAGTCGTCCATTCCCGGCGCATCCGACTTGGTGTATCCGAGCCATTCGCGGGAATCGTTGGGCGAGAAGACCCCACCCGTGCGCATGGAGGCGATGAATGCCGCCTTGGCTTGGAGTGCCACGGCGGCGATCTCCTCGCGGTCAAAGTTGAACCGCAGCCCCGAGCGCAGTTCGTCGGTGGTGAGTAGCGAGTAATCAAGGGACTGTTCCCAGTTCACCAGCCACGGGTTCAAGCAGTAGGCCAAGAGCGCGAGATTCATCTGCTCGATGCCAGCGCCGAAGCTGGTCGCGGCGGTGGAGTCGCCAATCAGGACGGGCGGGATGCGGTAAAGTCGGGCGATCTCCTGGAGCTCGAAGCGGCGGGACTCGATCAGCTGAGCATCGGCTGCGCTCATGCCGCCAACCTGCTTAAACTGAGCCCCCCAGAGGACGGGCGTGCGGCCGGAGTTGCCCGCGCCTTCGTGCTTGGTTGACCACTCCTTGCGGATGTCTTCGAGCTGCTCCTTGCGGGTGCCAGGAGGGGCTTCGATTAAGCCGTTAAAGCGGGCCCCGTTCTTCATGAGCGAACCCGACGCCTCGCGCTGAGCGATGCTCGTTCCAATGGATTCGCGCAGAAGGGTTACAGGGGAGCGGCCCGAAATGCCGTCAGTCGAGAGGGCACGGACGTGGATAATATCGAAGCGCGTGAGCAGGTTGCGCTCATTGGCGACGCGGTAAGTGATGAAGCGCTGGCCGGTGATGCGCTGTGGCACCACGTCGAGAGGGGAAAGCCACTCGATTTCGCCGGGCTGGCCCGAGCCGTCGCGGTGGATGCGGGCGTAACCATTGCCGCCCAAGCCTGCGCCGGTCTGCATGAGTTGGCGTAACTCGAAAGCGGTGTGTAGGTCGCAGGGGCGCTCGATGGCGAAAGCGGCGGGGTGGTCGCGCACCAGCTCTTCGCCGCGATCGGTGCGGCGTACCAGTTGGCAGGGGATCATGGCCACCATATCGGCGAGCAGTCCCACGCATGCGGTGACAGCAGCGACGCCCATGGCGGTCTGGGTGTTGACCACGGCTCCCGATGCGGACGACGCGCCCACAAGCATTTCGATGGAGCTGGAGCTTGTGAGGCTGCGCTGCTCCGTCACGTCGCGAAGACGACGCTCGGCGACCAATGCGCGATTGCGCAGGGCGACCGGGTGCGAGCTGTTGTTGAGCGTGTGGAAGGTTACCACGCCACCAGCGTGCGAGGGGGTGTAACTTTACCAACTCCCCCAAGTGTCGATTGATGCCGACAGGGCGCGGCAATGGCGCACTCCGGCGCGGATCGTACAATTCAGAGAACCCTTTTTAGACCATGATGCACCCCGCCCCTTGATCCGGCGCGGATATGCTGTGCTGGCGAGCGGCAAAGGCCATGGCGAGCGCGGCCATACCGTCGATGCGCCCCGAGCTGCGTCCCTTGGCCAGCAGTCGCCCGCCCGCGGTGCCGGTGATCACCGTGGTGGCGATGGCGTGGGCCGTGGCCATGGGGTTGCCGCCGTGCGACAGGGTAGCGGTGATGACGCGCCGCTCCAGCTCATCGAGCGGGGTGCTCATCTGGGTGTAGCGCTGCGGGCAGATGAGCATAGGCAGGCCGTGCTCATCCTGGAGGCGTTGCCCTAGGCCCTGCGCCCATCCCGGATCGTAGGCGAAGTT